CCTTTGGCAAGGAAAATCGCGCCCCTGAAACTAAATTTATAATGGAGCCAATAAAAGGGATGTTTAATTTATCAGAGCGGCGACAATACACAACATGTTCAGCAAGCGCCAGACGCGCTTGCTTATCCATAATAGAAATATCCTGAATCAAAAATATAATATCCCAGCCTAATTTACGGGCATGTAAAAACCAGTCAATAACCGGCTGTCTGTCTTTATCGCCCCATGAACGGGAATTAAACCAAGTACCACATTCATCAAGCACGAGAAGGCCATTGCGGGATTCATCGTAAGATGTATTTCCAATACCAATAGCCAGTAAATCATTTAATGAAGGCTTGTCAGGAACGCGAATAACGCGCGTTTTTTTCGCATAACGTCCTACCATTGGCATATTATGCAATTTAAGGTCTAGGTTAGTGGCAACAGGACAACCCTTAGCAAGTCTTTCCTGTATTTTGGAAACACTAACCAATGTCTTACCTGAGCCTAATTTACCTGTTACTACATGAACAGCCATTTAAATCACCCTGTTTGCATAATCAAGGAATTTTTTCTTTAAATCGAAAACAAAAACACTGATGCGAGTAACCATAATAACGTTAATACAGGCTTGAAAATGGTCAGGTAATACAGAGGACATTAAATGTGAAAAATCAGCAGGTAAACCGTTATACATGACCCCTGCAAGATATTGCATTAAAAGCGTAACAGTTGTTGTAATTAAAGCGATCAATGCAACCGCTATTAAACCTGTTTTGGTCGCAAGACGGGCTAAAAAACTCGCCATATAACCAATAAATAAAGGGACAAGACCGATAAGAAAACGTAACAATGCTGGGATACCTAATAATAAAGGCATTATTCCCCCCCTTTACGAAGCAATGAAGTTAAAGACGTAAAGACATACCAGAATGTTAAACAATAAAAAACCCAAGAAAGCGCATTTTTAATGGTTAATAATTTATCGCAACCAATGTCAATCTGGTAAACCTCCCCTGCAAAAATGATAAAATCAGAACAACCATTACCATTGGGTAAATTGGGCAACATAGCACCTTTATTTAAAAAAGCCTCCCATAACGCGCCATGAGAATCCTTTGCAATTCCTAATTCAGATTCAGCTAAAGTGGAAGCGCTATCTAACTCAGAATCCCCCTTCCCATAACGAGAATCACCTCCAGAAGGATCAGCAAAACGTCCGGCTCCGCGAGTAAGGTTATTTATAGAGTCACCAAGACGATTTAAATTATTTTTAGCCTGTTCATCAGCCGACTTTTTATCATCAGATGAGGTGTCTTTTTCTGTTAACTTATCATGAATCTCACTGGCAATTTTAGGTGAAGCACCTTCGATAGCTGACTGAATATCTCCTTTGGTAATACTTGAGCCATTACCACCGCCAGAACCGCCACTTGGGTTACCACCGCCTGTATCACCTCCTCCAGTATCACCACCACCCGTATCCCCGCCTCCAGTATCACCGCCATCGCCAGCAGGAGAAGAAGGCTTATCTGAAGGGTCGGCTACAGTTCCGGTAGGCTTCCATGTCGCAGCACAAACAGTGCCATCACTCTGGCAAACAATGACGCCAGTGGCCTCATATTCACAACCGTTATAATAAATATAACGATCGCCGTCATAAGAATAGACATTATTGAATACACCTTCTTCGGGGGGTTTAGCTTCACAAATCTCTTCAGGCGTAGGCTCGGAAGGTTTTTCATCAGGAATGGATCGTTGAATATCACCAATAATATAAGCGGTTAAAGTCCAGTATTTATCTTTCTGGCCTGGAGAGTCGCTGTAAGTACAAGCGTCAGAAAACACAAGACGGAATTCAGAGTTAGGCCATACTCCCTCATAAGTTGGTTTAACCTGAGTAAAAACACCCTGAGCACTGTCTTTAGCCCCCTGACAGGCAGAAGCCTGCATCGCTGCATCAATATAATAAACAGTTTGTTTAGTGCCATCTTGGTTGGTTATTTGCTTACTTTCAGCATATGCAGAGCTTTGAAAAGTAGATTTAGTAATGCTTTCCCATGAATCAGCATATGAAAAAGAAGAAATAAGAATAGAGGAAATAATTAATATTTTCCTTTTCATAATAACCCGCTTTAATAAAGGGGCAGCGAATGCCCCTAAGTGAATTTTAAACTGCTTTGGAAGCGAATTTTTTAAAAATACGAATGGCAAGGCCTGCACCAACCACAGCAACAACGACAGGCCATACTTTACCAATAAGATCATTTGCCTGAGTCAGTAATGCATCCATTGCCTGACCTGCATAATCAGTACCGCCTGTAGCCCCATCTGCCGCAAAAGAACTCGCAGAAACAAAAAGCGCTGTTGAAGCTACTGCAATTTTAGATTTAACAAAAGACAAAACTTTCATATAAATAACTCCATTAAGGTTACATTAAGCGGTCAGAAAATGATTTAAATGAACCGACCGCGTAGAAAAGGGCAAAACCAAAGGTATAAGCCCCGAAGAAATAAGCTATATACATTAACGGAAAACTCCCGCTGTAATTGCGCCGAGGCCAAATGAGATAACAATGCCTGACGCTATTAATATTTGTATAACATCAACCATATTTAAACTTTTATTTCAGTGATTCCACCGTCAGATGAAATGTTATAAGTTACCCCTTCCCTACCTTCCATTGACCATACACGAACATAAACGGGGATCTGAACTAACTTTCCGATAAAGCTATTAGCCTGATTCATTACGCCGGAATTCACCAGAGCTTGTGATACACGGATAATGATCTGGTCTTGCTTGGTGCCACCAAAGCCATCAGGGATCTCTAAGCCAATACCAATTTCATTATAATAACCTTGCCCATTAATTTTATTACGCTGACGAGCACCAAGCATCTTACCTTTTACGAAAAGACCATAATTAGACATATCACTCTCCTTTAATGCCAGCTACTGGCATGTGAAATACGGTTATAATCGAAAATTAAACCTTTCTCATAAACCCATGATGGAATTTTGGCTGGTTTAGCCTCAAGTGTTCTTACTAATGGAATAACATTATTTGAATCAGGGGCTTCACAATAAAAATTAATATCTATACCAAAAGACAGTAATTCTTTACGATGCCTGTAAAATGTTGGCTTTGGAAGCATTTCTTTCATATTTGCGCCCTGCTTCCATAACAAATATGTAGACTGTATTTTTCTTGGGAGATTAATTATCTTTTCATCAGTTAATATAGTGTTTTGATTCATTTCTATTCTCCCTACATAGTCAGAGAATACTTTATTAGGCGTCTCAATATTCCAGTTTTTACCAAGCGTAAGATTCAAATCAATTAATTCAGTTGTTCTTAATGTTAATTCAATACGTAATTTATCTTTTGACCAATCCAGTAAACCAGCGTTAACAAATTCATCTGCTATCTGGTGCCCTTTTTTTCCAGATGTATGCTCATCATATTTAGAGTAAAATTTCAGGCTCCAACGACGGGAGTTTTTTCCCAAATAGACCGTTCCCCCTTTGCCACAGGCGCGACCATGACGAGTTTTTGCTTTAAACTCTGCGGCATAAAGCCATGCCCGCACATTTTCCAATGTTGACAATGAATACATGTAATTAATATCAACACGGGAAACCTTATATTGCCCTGTCATTACCTGACGATAGGACGGAAGGTCATGGGGAATATGAAGTAATGCCAGTATTCTCGCGTAAGCTGTCAATACCAGTCCTTGCAAATCGTCGGAACCAATAACCGAATGTCCCTGAAGAAATTTTGACGGATTACCATCAATATAAAGATGTGTTGCCCGGCCTTCGCCATCGGATCCAACTGATCTTACTTTCATTGTAGATTCGTACGAACCGCGAACAGTCAACCGTTTTACTGTTTCCCACTCCACTGCACCATCAGCATCAACGCTGACGACACTACCAGCCGGTAACGGTTGGTGCGTGCAAGGCAGGATTCCAGTAAACCAGTCGATCATAAGTAGCCACACCCATCAAAATATGTGTCAATAGTCATTTATGAGCAAATTGAATGGTCACAATGTAATATGCTCAGTTCTGACAGTCAATACATTTGCAATGTTTAAATTGTCAGAAATGAGCATCAAATCTAACTATTGAAAAACCACTGTTAAGATGGAGCCAAGTAGATGGGCAACAATGAGCATGAAGATATGGCGGACAAGCAGAGAGCAGAACGTATCAAAAAGGTAATTCTGGAACACTCGACTTATGAAGAACTGGCCGAAAAAACCGGTATTAGCGTTAGCACACTGGTCAGAATAGCGTCCGGCAAAACTGAACCTAAATTCAGTGACATAATTCAGATAGCTAAAATTACTGGTGCAGACTTGAACACCCTTGCTTATGGCTATGCTATTGATGTTAAAGAAGAAGCTACTGAAAGGAAGTTAATCACTTCCGCAGACGGTTACACTGATGAAGAAACCACTAACGCCCACAATTTCATTGTGTGGAACATCAGAACACTGGATAAACAAGATATTCTGGCTCTCGCAAGGCAAGTTTCTGCATTAAGTTCATATACTTACAGTACGAAAATGTTTATGAAAAAAGTAGTGTCAGGCGAAGATTAAAGGGTTTAGCAGTCTCAGGAATGAGACTAACGTGCAGTATTACCTACACTGCACGTTCTTTATTGTGCGGATTTTGAACAGCAACAAAGGATCAAAAGGATGAGTAGAAATAACGAAACAAGCGGCGTTGAACTGGTTGTTGTAGGCGTATTTGCTTTCTGTCTGGCAGTTGTTGCCTGGCTAATGAAAACTTTCGATGTTGAATGGCAAACAGCACTGGAAACTGCGCCTGGCCTGATAGTCTGGCTGCTTGTTGTCGGTGCGGGGATCTTTTTCGGGATCAAAATGGAAACAGGTCTTGTTCGCTGGGGTGCTCCACTGGCGATCGCCCTTCTGATTCCGGTATTCAAACCAATTCTTAAGGAAGCTGCCGGAGTACGTGAAATGGGTGGGTTGGTTTTCGATGATATGGTTTCGTGGTACGGAACTGGCTGGGGAATGTCGTTGATGTTTTTCGGAATTCTTATCATTGGATACGGACTTCTTTATTGGTGGCACAGAAGAAACTCATATTACTGGTAACTCCACCGTGGAAAACGACTATAAAAGCGGTGTGATTTTCATCAACTCAGACATATTAATGGCATATCTTTGAGGATTATAAATTGGCTATATTCGAATTATTTTCAAAAAGACAAAAAAAATTAAGAGGTGAAGTAGCTGATGTTTACCAATACACGAATATACCAAATGCATTTCGTGTTCAGGTTGTTCATATTGTAAGAGATACTATCGGTGAAGATAGTGACTATGAAACGGAAGCAAGTAAGCTTTACAGACTCGTTCATAAAACGCTGTGTAAGGAATATGGTGTATTCTCTCTCAAACAGTATCCTGAATCGAATTTCGGGGCAATTTTTGACTATTTCCTAGCTGAGAGAGATCATGAAAAATGCTTGGATATCATTGAGATATGTTTCAAACTGATAGACGGGTATATAAGATCAAATGAGTGGAAATTCAGAGGGTCAGTAAAGCAAAGTCCTGATGATGCTATTGAAGAACTTAATATCAGGTTTAAAGAAGCAGGTCTTGGATATCAATTTGAGTCAGGAGAGTTGGTTAAAGTTGACTCACAATTCATTCATTCTGATGTTGTAAAGCCTACGCTTCAGATTCTTGGTAAGAACAAGAGTTATAACGGAGCAAACGATGAGTTTTTATCCGCCCATGAGCATTATAGACATCAGCGATATAAAGAATGTTTAAATGATTGCCTCAAATCTTTTGAAAGTCTAATGAAAGCCATACATAAAAAACATTCTTGGCAATTTAATGATACTGACACAGCTAAAAAATTAATTAACAGTTGTTTGGCAAATAATTTAGTACCTGAATACCTCCAGAATCAATTTTCTTCAATAAGAATTCTACTTGAGAGTGGTATTCCAACCATTCGAAATAAAGAAGGTGGACATGGACAAGGGGCAGAAATAACAAAAGTTCCTGAGTATTTAGCGAGTTATACCCTTCATTTAACCGCTACTAATCTGCTGTTTTTGGCTAAATGCGAAGAGAGTTATACGAAAAAGTAGCTATTGGTTCGCACAATGACGTTATGCTAAAGAGGCC